GGTCGGCGTTGGAGTTGGTGTTGGAGTTGGTGTTGGAGTTGGTGTTGGAGTTGGTGTTGGAGTTGGTGTTGGAGTTGGTGTTGGAGTTGGAGTTGGTGTTGGTGTTGGAGTTGGTGGTGGGGTTGGTCCTATAAATGTGATATTTTTATAATAAAGATTATAACCATTTATATCACTATGAAACCAATAATATACAGCTAATGTCGAATAAGTCACTGTTGTACTATTTTGATTTGGTATACCTTGAAATGCACTACTACCAATGCTACTAATATTAGTAATGCCATTACCTATAGTAACAGTAGTCAATGATGTGCATAACTGAAATGCCTCATTACCAATAACAGTAACACTATCAGGAATAGTAATACTAATTAATGATGAACATGAGTAAAATGCCTGATTACCAATAACAGTAACACTATTAGGAATAGTAATACTGGTCAATGATGAACATAAATAAAATGCATAATTACCAATACTAGTAATACTACTTGGAATATTTTCTACGTATTTTAAATAATTTTTATAAGGTGCCTCGCTTAGACTATTGGTGGTTGGAGTATTTGTTGTAGTGTAAACTAAAGGTTGTTGTGTTGAATTTGTAAAATTACAACCAACGTAAGTAAATGAATTAGTTCCAACTGTTTGCGTAAAAATTAATGTAAAATTGTTAGTTACAGGTATATAAGTAGGATTGAGTGCATAAAGTAGAAAAGGACCATTAAAATCAACTGGATTATACACCCAATAATATGTTGTCGGGGATTGTCCATTAGAAAGTACTAAACTACTTTTAGCGGTAGTAGAATTCCAAATACTATTTGCTTCATAACAATTTTGTTTTATTAAAGCAGGGTTTGCATTATTGGGACTAATCGATCCATACAATGTATAACAATTTTGTATTGTAGTCATATTTGTGTTTGGATTAGTATAACTACCGATTAACCCATAAAACTGATTGCCTAGGTTACTACAATTTTGTATAAGAATTGTCCCAGAAGATTTAAATGAGTCACTATCCAGTCCGCCCAAAGATTGACCTGTTATTCCACCAGTAAAACTATTTGTTAAACTGTCTGCATAATTTGTACAATTTTGTATAATAAAATTACCAGTTGATAAATCTCCGCAAAAACCGCCAACAATTCCACCGCATGCATAACCTTTAACAGTACCATAATTTGTACACAGCTGTACTGTAAAATTGCCGGAAGACCTTTGTCCAAAGTGTTCGCCAATAATCCCTCCTGCATTAGAATAATCAATGTTACAATAATTTGTAATGCCTGTGATAAGAGTTAGTCCCGCACCAGAATTGACACCAAAAAAACGTTGAGTTATCCATCCCCCACTTTCTTTTAATGTCGATGATGTATTACCAGTTGCGTACCTAGTCGTAAAATTTTGAATATTTATATTTGAATAACCATCGCCATTTTTTATTAAACCAGGATAGTATAGAACATTGTTAAAATAAACATTATAACCATTTGTATTATAACCATTGAACGTTATGTATTGCGAGCCAATAATAAAATAAAAGTTTGCACTGGTTATTGTAATATTAGTTGAAAATTTTACTGTTAATATAGACGATGACGACGGAGTAGTATTAACTATTGTTATAGGTAAAGTAATATCAAATATATTGGATGGTCCTCCAGTGCCATTGTAAGTATACTCAACGAGAGTTCCAGTTTGACGTGTTATATCAATCGTACCCCCTGACACAGATATTTGTGATTGTAATAAAATAAAAGTAGTAGCGTTATAATAACTACTATTTTGAACACTATGAAACCAATCGTATACAACTTGCGTGAAATAACGTATTGATGTGTTGGAATTATTTGGTATTCCTTGAAATGCAGAAATACCAATAATAGTAACACTACCAGCTATAGTAATAGTAGTCAATGATGAACATAACTGAAATGCATAATTACCAATAGTAGTAACACTATTAGGAATACTAACACTAGTTAATGATGTACATGAGTAAAATGCATTTTGACCAATACTAGTAACACTATTAGGAATACTAACACTAGTTAATGATGTACACGATTGAAATGTACTATTACCAATACTAGTAACACTACTAGGAACACTAACACTAGTTAATGATGTACACGATTGAAATGCACTATAACCAATACTAGTAACACTATTAGGAATACTAACACTAGTTAATGATGTACATCCTTGAAATGTCTGATTAGCAATACTAGTAACACTACTAGGTATAGTAACACTAGTTAATGATGTACATCCTTGAAATGTCTGATTAGCAATACTAGTAACACTACTAGGTATAGTTACACTAGTTAATGATGAACATGAGAAAAACGCCGCAAGACCAATACTAGTAACACTACTAGGTATAGTTACACTAGTTAATGATGAACATGAGATAAATGCAATTTCACCAATACTAGTAACACTATTAGGTATAGTTACACTAGTTAATGATGTACAGTATCCAAATGCACTATAACCAATACTAGTAACACTATTAGGTATAGTAACACTAGTTAATGATGTACATCCTTGAAATGTATTACCACCAATACTAGTAACACTATTAGGAATAGTAATGCCGCTAAAGTATATGCAACCGGAAAACGCCGCACCACCAATACTAGTAACACTACTAGGTATAATAATGCCGCTAAAGTTTGTGCAATTCAAAAACGCATATTGTGCAATAGTTGTAAAACTAGGTGGAATGTTTTGTAAATAGTATAAGTATGTCGGGTAGGGTTGTGCCTGATATGTTAGAATATTGGTATTCGGAGTATCTCTTGTAGTATATGTTAAAGGATATTCTGGTGTATTACTAAAATTACAACCCCATTGTACGAAACTATTTGTTCCAATTGATTGAATATAAGTTATTGCAAAGGCAGTTGTTACTGGTAACGGCGGTGGGGTTGGTGGTCCCGATCCAGTTCCTCCAGTTCCTGTCGTTGTTGACATAGTTATAAATTAAGCCAATAAAAAAATTTTAACAAAAAAAATTAATTATATTATTTACGCAGTTTACGCGGTTTACATAAAAAACTCATGATCTTCTACGGCTTCTACGACTTCTTGTTTTACCGCACTTACAATCACTAAACAACCCTTTTACAAATTTACCTGAAAAAATCATTGCAATATGATCTTTATGAATGTGTTTCTTTGCTGTTCCTACGTGTTTCCCATGATGATATTTAGTCACGGTTTTTGTTGCCCTGCCATTTTTTATGCTTACTTTACGCACTATTTTTTTGCCACCTTTTTGGGTGACTTCCGTATTTTCATAACTAAATTTGTCCATTTTTATAATATATTATATACATATATTATAAAAAATGAATTCTACTATTGTCCACTTATTTCACATTATAATCGTCGGAGGATTATTTTTGTACATTGGTATAAAACAAAAAGATATGCCATCGTTCATGTATAACGTAATTTTAGCAACTGGTATACTCATATTATTGTATCATGGATACAAAGGATTTTCAAAAATAGTCAAGGGTAAAAATGCGTGGGTTAATTTGTTTCATGTGCTAATCGTAGCACCTTTACTGATTTATACTGGTTATAAAAAACAGGAAGCTCCTAGATATTGCTATGAATTTATATTTATGCTGGCTTTTGCAGCCATAGGTTATCATGCGTACTATATGTTTTTCTAACTTTCATCAACCTTTGGAAAAGGTTGAGCCAAAACCCTTTTGCTCTACTTTTTGAAAAGTTGCTTTGGCTCAACCTTTCCCAAAGGTTGATTGTTTAACCCATTTCTTAGTTACGGCAGCTTCAACACTTTCTAACGCACCTTCGACCCATCCTTGATAAGTACTTACGGCTTCACCAACAACCAACATTCCATCCATAGGATGTTGAGCTTTTTCGACAAACTCTTCGCGACTTTTAAATCCGCGTAAAGGTCCATAATAGTGTGTACCAACAGGCCAGTAAAAATCTTTAATCGCAATAATTTTTAAAGATCCCATAGGCATTCCAAGACTTTCTTCAATGAGTTTTTCGTATAATTTTCTATTTTCAAAAGTATTTTTTAAATAATTTTTCAATACAAGTGCATTTTTATTATCACTATACGCAATCATGTAAACACCCTTTTCAGCATTCATCGGTATTATTTTTTGCAATGGACCAGGTACAATAGTATAATTTTTAATGTATTGTCGCAACAATGCCGATGATTTTCCATCGAATTTGGCATACAATCTCAAAAATGGTTGGCCATGAATTTGTTGATACGGACTTTTTGGATTTGACGCACCTGGAACTAATTTCATAATCCCCGTTATTGTAGTAGCTACAATTACCTTATTACAATAATAAATGTCGCCTTCTTCTGTAGAAAGTTCAAACAAACATGGTTCACGTCTTCTCTCATAATCGCCATGCTCCTCGTGTTCATCACTAATTTTTGTCACTGCTGTAACATTGTTTGAATATTTAATGTGGTTGTGGCCAATATAGTCACACAGTTTTTCTACTAATTCTTTCCAAGGTATTAACAACTTAGTCCATCCTCCTTTATTGTCATCCATACCGTAATCGTATAATGTCTCGTACACATCAGCATTTTCGTAATCTGTATAACCAGCATAAATAGTAAATAATTTATAGTTGACATCTCCTAAAATCCATGTAGCAAATTCTTTGAATGTCATGTCCTTGTACTTTGATGGATTTTTGTTATATTCGTCTTTTAAATGGTCTATTACTTTTACTACATCAAAATCATTTTGATGATGTAATAGTTTAGAATAGTCCATCGTAGAGACAACTTTTTTATATGGAACCTTCAAATCTTTTAATAGTTTCTTCAAAAGAGGGTTCGTATCATTTCTACCAATACCGGCGCCCGTTACAACACGAACACCGTAAAAATCATAATTGCTGGTTCTACCCCCAACCCATAGTTTTTTATATTTCTCTAAAACTAAAAACGTTGTTTTTGGTGAAGTTTTTTTAATTTTATAAGCGGAATATAACCCCGACATACCTGACCCGACAATAATAACATCATAAAATTTATGTTTATTAGACATATATATTATGAGCAAATTAATTTAATGAACATAATTTAATTCTTTAACGGCGCAACTTTTTTGTCTTGTTGAATTTAACATAACGTTTGCCTTTGCATTTAAATTTACCACGTGTGTATCCTTTATTATTAAAAATTGTTTTGGTGCAAATTCCAATTGCTCTTGCCTCATTTTCAGGCTTTGAAACCGCGTTTACTTTCTTGATACATTTGCATAATTTTGAAGATAGTATTTTTTCTGCTTCTATTTGAAGCAGCCTTTTTGATTTTGGTACAGGTATTTTATAATAATTTAGTATGTCTATATAGTCTTCATTATGCAACTCCATTTTATTTTTACTTTACCTAAATTATACAAATATTAAAATATAATTATACCTTCCATAAAATCAAAATTTTGTTAAAAGTTATAAAATAATTATATTATATCCTACTTCATGAAAATTGTTGTCTTTGATTTAGACGAAACACTAGGATATTTTGTTGAATTCGGAATATTTTGGGATTGTTTAAATTTGTATTTATCCAAAAACAATACAGAACAACATCAACAACATCAACAATATCAACAATATGAAGAATTAGAACAATCTGAATTCATTCATATTTTAGACTTGTATCCAGAATTTTTAAGACCAAATATAATGAATATTCTAGACTATTTAAAAAATAAAAAACAAACACAATGTTGTCAAAAACTAATGATATACACAAATAATCAAGGGCATCAAAATTGGAGAAATTACATTATAAATTATTTCGAAACTAAAATGAAGTACAAACTGTTTGATAAAATCATTTCTGCGTTTAAAATCAACGGAAAGAGGGTTGAGGTTTGCAGAACAACAAATAATAAAACCTATGATGACTTTATTCGATGTACTATGCTTCCCAAAAATGCAGAAATATGCTATTTGGATGACAATTTTTATCCTGAAATGATGCACGAAAGTGTTTATTATATTAATATTAAACCTTATATACATGCTTTGTCATTTAATGAAATGTACAGTCGTTTTTTAGAGAGTAATTTAGGAAAAACACTCATCGTAGAAGGAGAAGGGAAGGAACATTTTATAAATTTTATGGGAAAAAATATAAAATTATATAACTTTCAAGAAGTTAAAAAAGACAAAGAAGATTATAAAATAGACACGATTTTAAGCAAACGTATATTGCTTCACTTGTATGAATTTTTCGAGAAAACTGATAATAAATATAACAAAAACGGTGACAATGACAATGACAATGACAATTACAAAATCAGTAATAAAACTAAAACATTAAAAAAGTATTATAATAATAAGGCAAAAAATAAATCAAGAAGACATAAATGATCGCCTGTCTAAAAAAACACAAATCCTAAAATAGAAGTAGTAAATATAAACAATCCAGCGCTAAAAGCTATTTTACGGTCCAAATTTGTAAATTCGTACTTTGTTCTAAAAGGATTAAACCTAAATATTAAAAATACGCAAATGTATATTCGTACATATTTATCAATCATATCTAATTTTTCTTTCGCAAAATTTGATGTACCAAATAAGTATAAAAAAATGAGTACATACGTTAGAGTAATAATCCCATCAAAAACTAGTTCTTGATATCCATATATATTTTTTTTTGAAAATAACATATACATAATGCTATATTTTATTTTTATTCTTATTCTTATTCTTATTTTTCTTGAGTTGCATTTTCATCTAAACGTTCATTTTCAACTTCAAGATGAGAACTATTATAAAATTCCAATGTTCTAGCACTTGGATCGGTTGCATTTGTATATCGAGGCATCCAATAATATGGCATTATTTTTTCGCATTTTGGAAAATGACATTTAAAAATATTTTTGTAATACATTTTTTCAGTTTCAATGCTTATTGGATATTTATTAATAATATCTTTGTCATAATAATTTTCCAATTTTAGTAACGTAGATATAAATTCTTGTAAAATCACATAAAGGGAACGTCCTTTACTACTTACCCCATCACTAAAAGCCTCTTTTCGGCGCCATAATATTTCTGCAGGTAATATCTGATTTCCAAAAACATCTTGAAAATTATCAATCGTAAAACTATTTCTCAACAAATACTTTTCCATAAGTTTATTACTATCAAATCGCACTTTTTGAGGAATAGATAAATAATAGTTTACAAATGTTTTATCTAAAAATGGCGTTCTTGGTTCTAAACCATGTGAAGATATGCACTTATCCGATCTCAATACATCAAATAAGTGAATATCTTTTAATAATCTGCGACTTTCACAGTCGAATTCAATACAATCTGGACAATTTTTCATATATAAATATCCACCGCATAACTCATCTGATCCGTCACCATTAAAAATTACTTTTGAATCACTATTTTTAGATATATATTTTCCAAGTAAATAATTTCCGATACTTGCGCGTACGCTTGTCGTGTCATAACTTTCTATTGCATAAATCACATCTGGAATTGCATCGAACATTTCTTTTTCTGTTAATATAATTTCAGTATGTTTACTTCCAATATAATCTGCCACAATTTTTGCATACTTAAGATCTTCTGACCCCTTTAGTCCGATACTGTATGTTTCAATTTTCTTATCTAGACCAAATTCCATTTTATAAAAATTATTAACAAGTGCGGCTATTAAACTACTATCTAAACCACCTGATAATAAACATGCAATCGGACGTTCGGTATTCAAACAACGTTTTTTCACTGCATCACATAAATACTTAACGATATTTCTTTCATATTTTTCGTCTTCGATACTTGTGTCCATGTACGAATTATAATAGTTACAAGTATAAGGAAAAGAAGGTGTAAAATACGACTTATTTTCTTTAACAACAAACCATTTAGAACAAGCTAAACTTGATAATTTGTATGTAGAATATGTACCTGGTTGAAATTGTGTAATTTCATATGTATTATCTGTTTCTTCAGTGTTAGTTAATTTATCACTGTTTAAAAAATCATTTAAACATTTCAACTCTGATGCACAAGCAATCATATTTGAATTAGGAGTTACATATTTATTTTTCAATAAATATAGAGGTCTTACACCATATGGGTCTCTTGCGAAATAAATGTAATTATCCAAATTATTCTCCAATCTTAAATCATACAAAACAAAAGAATACACTCCGTCCAACATTTGTAATGTTTGTTCAATACCGTATTTTAAATATAAGTGAATAATTACTTCACAGTCAGAATTTGTTTCTGGTGTAATATTCATCAACTCATATAAATATTTATAGTTGTATATTTCTCCATTGCATATTAATACAATGTTTTTAATATTAAACGGTTGGTTGGAAATATTATTTAATCCATTTATGGCTAGTCTATGAAAACCCAAAAATACATTGTGAAATGCCAGGAATTTAGAGTCTTCTGGACCCCTATTAACTCCTTTATTAAACTGTTCTTTGTAAAATTGTTCTTGTTGTTTATCACCATTTAGTAGACAAAATATCCCACACATTTAGTACAATACTACTTTAATTCACTGTATATCTTTATATATATTTTACAAATAAATTAATAAAATTATAATCATACTATATATTAAAATGAACAATATGAAGCAAGAATGTGTATCAGAAATTCAGAATGAAACAAATCGAAGAATATATGATAGAAATATACCTTCGCAAATGTTACAACAGTATGTTGATGTTCGACCAGTAATGACAAAGTATTCTTATTTACCTATAGTTGACCCAAGAAGAGAAATTGGTGTAAGAATGAAACAATATCCAACTTTCAATCCACACACAGTATTCAATCCAGGAAATACACAATCACCATGGTCTGGGTTTTCTTCCAACATAAATACTGAATCAGTATTGAGAAACCAAGTATTTGCATTACAAAAATGCAGTCAAGCAGTTTATGTACCAAGTAGTAATAGCGATTTATACAATTATTCGTTTAGTCCAAATAAATATCAGAACCAACCACATAATTTGTTATTTGAAAAAGAGACGTTTTGTAGTTTTAATCCAAATCCTGACCCAAATATAGTAGGAACTTATATGTTTTCTAATCCAACGCGAGCACAAGTAAAAGATTTAGCATAAAATATTTATTATATATGTATATATAATATGTATAAAAGATATAAAAAAACTAGAAGATCATCGTTGTCGCGACGAAAAAATGCTTATGGTGGCGCTAATGTTCCTGAAACGCAAGAACAAAGAATAGAATATGCTGTACGACGTAACTACACACCACTAATAAATGGTATACTTGAAAGAAACATCGAGGAAGTTAGAAGAATATTAGATAGAGGTGGAAATGCAAATCAAACCGATGATACATATCATTGGTGTCCGTTTAAATGGTTAGAGTTTGTTCGTCTCTATGGTGGTAGAAATGGTGATAGAATTTCTAATGATGATTACGCAACTTTAGTAGAAATAATACATCGCGCAGGCGGACAAGAATGTTATGATGATTATCATGTACGGGAGAATTCGTATAACTTTTCACCAGTTGTAACAGACATAGATGAACAGTTAGAACAACTACGCAGAGAAGCAGAAGAAGACTATTCTGACGATGATTATGACAGAAATAGAATAAATACGTCAGGTGGAAGACGTAGGCGAAAAACACAAAAAAGAAACAACAAGAAACGACGTACTAGAAAGCGTAAACATATGAAAAAATAAAAATCATATTTTATAATAACTACAATTATTATTACAAAATGTCAGAAGATTTAGTACATCAAATAACAGTGGATTGTTTAATAAACAAAGAAGTATATCTTAAAATGCAAAAAAGTAGTTTGATGCATAGCATAAATAAAAAAGACAAAAAATTTTATAGAAAAAGAGTGTTAAATTTAACACGTGAACTCTTATTAAAAAAAGACACAAGTTATAACGAAATTAATCCTGATATTAAAAATAGTTTCGACAATTTTGTTAAAACATGTATTCATTACTTTAAAATAATAGACAAAAATGACATAATACAGGAAGAATACAATCATTTTGATGATGGTGATAATGAAAACTGTACCGACACAACTAATTTGAACGACTATAACAGTGAGAATGATAATAAACTATTTATGCGTTCAATAAAAATTAAAAATGGTTTGGAAAATTTTGTTACTATCAAATCATTTAAAAAACCCGATGAAATGATATTACCAAAAATAAAAGAGATTAATTTGGAAGAACCAACATTAAGAAATAAAGGAATTCAAAAAAAAGAAAATATCAATATAAAATATGATGAAACCAAAAATGAAAGCAAAAACAAAATCAAGACAAATACTGACAATGAGAAAAAATAAAAAAAACATGACAAATAAAAAAAGAAAACTTGGTATATTCAAACGAAATTTTAGTAAAAAACATAGACAATATAGTAAAGGTAGTCATCATAATCATAACCACAATCACAGTCACCAGTTAAAAACACATGACATAAAACTAAGCAAAATAAATTGTAGTCCAAAGGATAAAAACGAAATGAACGACTATACTTGTTATACGGAGACGTCTCTTTTTAAATTGAGAGACAAATGGAACATACGCCATCCTTACGAAAAAATAACTACAAATGACGCAAAAGAAATACATAAAATATTATCAAACTATCTAAGTGATGTATGCAATAAAGAATCGTGTTGGTTGAAACAAAACGATGAATTTGGTCAACTCGATGAAAATTTAAAAGAGGCATTTGCCCCCGAATCACCCGCCGAATGGAAAAAAAATCCAAATGAGTGGTTGTCGAGTTTAGACATCATGAAAGTAATGAAACAATATGAAAAAGCTTACAAATGTTTTGAATTTATTGGTCCTTCTCCAATTGACTTTGACACCAAAAAAATGTATGGCGAATGTGTTTGGGAAGAGCTATGTAATTTTAATCTGGAAGAGCAAATCAAAAATAATAAAACAAAAATAGGAATTATATTTAACACTGACCCACATAATAAACCAGGTGAACACTGGATTTCCATGTTTATAAATATAAAAAAAGGAAAGATATTTTTCTTTGATAGTGTAGGTCGTAAAGCACCACCTGAAATTATGAAGTTTGTAGAAAAAGTAACTGAACAAGGAAAACAGTTGAAACGCAAAATAAATTTTGTTTATGATGAAAATCATCCAGTGGAACATCAATATGGAAATACAGAATGTGGAATTTATAGTATATTTTTCATAGTGCACATGTTAGAAGATAAATTTACAGAACATTATTTGAAAACACATGTATTAAAAGACAATTATATGGCAAAGTTCAGAAAAGTATATTTTAATGAAAAGTTGTAGTAGAGTTTAATATAAAATATTTATAATAAATTAAAGTGATAGTCTAAGTTATTATAATTAATACTTCAAAATGCAAGTTGAAATGTTTTTAGAGAGAGAAAATATCCAATTACTATGGGATGTTTTAATAGATGAACCAATGATTAAAAAAATTTGTACATCTCAAAATAAAGTAAACGAACTAATGAACATTTTTGAAAATAATTTAAAAGCGTTTTACTTAAGAGAGAAACCAAGTTGCAACTCATTAGTTGATTTGAATAAAAAATACATAATGTTGTTAATAAATTATGTCATAAAATTGCAAACGCAACCAAGTCAAGTAAACCATCCTCATGCACCTACTCCACCTAATTTCAAAAAAATAAAAATTCATGATGATAATGATACGGTGCATCAACAAATAACATATGAAGACATACACAACGAAAGAATGTCAAAATTTGAAAAAGAACTCAATAAAAAACAAGAAGAGTTTACCAACTCTATGGCGCTTCCTGTGCCACCTACTCCAAATTTCAATGATAATATGGATGAACCAATAAGTGAGATTGAATTAGAGATAAAAAAAATTCAAGAACAGCGAAATTATGACATTGAAATGATTAGTAAAAGTTATAATAGTGCAAATAGTACCAACAGTGGCAACAATGCAACCAATCCTAACAGTTCCAAAAATATAAATTGGCTGACTTCACAAGAAACATCAATTAAAAATGAAAAGTTAACATTAGATTTTCAAAGTCTTACACCTTTAACAAATGAAAATAATAAACATATTACATGGTCGAATGAAAATCAATTTTATGAACCAGATCAAGAATATGGTGTCAACGAAGAAACTGAAAATTTGTTTAAAAAATTAAAGAAGGTAGATCCAATAAATTATCAACCACAAATCGACGAATTAAAAAGTGAATTGGCTTCTTTGCACAGTAAAATAAATATAATACTTGAACAATTGAACAAATGAACACATGAATACAAATATAAATACAAATATAAATACAAATATAAATACAAATATAAATACAAATACAAATAAAAATGATTACAATTTGAATATGAAATAAAAATAAAATATATAAACAAATTATATCATTATTAAATATGAATATGAATTATTTTATATTATTGTCCATAATATATTTAATTTGTAAAATTAAATATGTTTATTCAGAAAAATCATATTTTCGATTTAGAAATTCATTATTAAGAATTTATATTGCAAATAATAAAAAAGATAAACTTGGTGAGTATACTCATAAAATATTTGAAAAAACCAAAAGTAAACTCGAAGGCGTTCATCAATATACGTCGATAAAGTATAACAATTTTAATGTATTTTATAATAGTTTAACCGATGAGGAAAGGGAATTAATAAATTTTATTCTTACACTATGTTACTAATTGTTTAAAAACCTGTTCACCCCTATCATTTATTTCTAATGTACCAATTTGTACAGGAGTAACATCCGGATTTTGCAGTGCTTCTAAATAACTTTTTTCATTATAAATATTCAACAACTTTGGGCTCATTCTTCTATACACATATTTGACACCATTTAAAGTAATTGGTTTTCCTTCCCATTCTATTTTTTTCTTATTTGCTCTAACGCTGATATCATTTTGTTGGTTGGCATAATCAGGAACATAAGAAAATTTACTACTATTTGGATCACCAAAGTTCATACATTTTCCATTTGAATAAATATAGCAATCAAACGATGTCTCTTTAATTGCATCAGTTAATTGCATGCTTAAATTTGCTTTTATTTCAGAAATTTCAAATAATAATTGATCACTTGTTACAGGCACTTTCGGTTCGCCTTTGGATAAATCTTTTCTTTTTAATTCAATTGCATCGTCTGACTTTAATTGTTCAGCAGATAAAACCATCAAATATACAAACACTTCAACTGTTTGCAGAGGTTTTGGCAGATTTTTATGACTGCATATACGACGTGCTCTTCCGATGACTTGCTCTGTTCTGACAGGATGCCAGTATGGCTCCATAATATGTACATAGCGGGTATTTCTAAGATTAATACCTTCGGACCCAGATGATGTAATCATGAGTACTTTGATAATTTCACCCATATTGTTGTTGTGTGCAATTTTCTTCAAATCTGCGGACAAATTCGTAGGAATATAATCCCATTCACCATTGTAGATACGTCTAATGATCTCTTTCTCTTCCGTAGTTTCTGTTCCGGTATACAAAGCAAAAGTAGGCTTGCCTAAATCCGCTTCAGGAATATTAATTTCCCATACATCAGAAGCATTTTTTTTGATTTTAAATCTAGCAAATCCATTTTTTTCGAGCACTAAACTGAATAACCCAATTCCCTCTAGTGTTCTAAATTGACTATAAACCAAATGTAAACCCAAGTAGTCTGGATCTTTAATGTTATCAAGAATATGTAGAAATTTTGGACTAAAACGAGCTAATGCTTCCGGCGTGAAATAATCATTGGAGTTCTCCCACATATTTTTAATGGCTGCTTCAATTCTCTCTTTGTATGACACACCGCCTAATTTGTCCAATATTTGATCACCTTCTTCTTCGCCTTCATTTTCATCACTAACATCTACATTGGTTTCTTCCTTACGAGCGTCTTTCAACAGATTAGTAATATCTGTTTCAGGAGCTGCACCTGGTTCTGCGGGTTCTTGTGTTTTAGTCTTCTTCATTGGGAGAGGTCGGTTATTCATGACAAAATTACAATACAATCTTGAAAAAATACGATATGTAGACGTAGCTTCTTTGTATAGGTCATCCAATTTTTGCGGTTTTTTTGATTGTTTTTCCATTTTCCGTTCTTCCTTTCGCGCTGACTCATAAATTTTGAATTGAAAATCACTCATCGGAATTCTAACAATATGATAATCAACACCTAATGTTTTATTAAATGTAGGTAATAACTCTTCTTGCGCACTTCTAAAATAAGATGACAATCCAATTATTCTGCGCTTAAGTGCATCAGAATTCTTTATTTTCTTTGTTACACTATCAATATATTGATTTTCAAAAATATCGAAGTCGTCAGGAAGAGCTTTCATGTTGCGTATTTTAATGCCATCTGATAATACTTCAATATCATTTCTTTTTAGAATACTCAGTATACGTCGTTCAAAATCATCGTCGCTCAAAAATTCGTTGTCAAAAATATTGTTTCCATTATCATCTCGTTTTGTATTGGCTACGCCCTTATAACCACTATTTTCTTTTATTTTATTTTTAAAACCATAAGGATTACGAGTGATTGTGAGTACTTTACTGGACGGTGAATAATCCAAATAGTCTAGTGTTTTCTCTCCAAGTAACATTTCTTGAAGTGAAACTCGGTCAATTTTTTTCGTGGTCTTTACATTCAAGGGTATATTCCATGTTTTGATGTAGCCTCTCAAAATATTAAAAAGTATTCCAAATTCATTTGGATAATTAATAATGGGTGTTCCTGTCAAAAGAACTATACGGGCATTTTTGGCGCTCATTAAATATTCATACAATTTTGTCGAAAGGAACTTTGGCGAATATTCTTTCTCTCCTTTTTCATTTTCCGGTATAATTTTTTCCTTTTTAATTTTATTTACAATGCGACTTATTAAATTATGTGCTTCATCAACAATAATTACAGAATCGTCAAATAAATTTTTGGTAAACCCTGATGTGAGTTCCGACAACCGTTTTGTGCGCAAACCATTATAATTGATAAAAACGTATTTAGCGCGTATCATTTCGTTTAGTTGTTCGTCAAGCGAACGTTTTTCAATGCTTGTTAGTTCATCATAATTAGATGGTTTTTTCACATTGACAAACCACGCTCCCTTGCGTTTTTTAATAAATTCTTGTGGCAAGTTTAAAATGGCTGACAAAGTTGTAAGGGCTTCCGGGTTCGTATCAGTTGATATGAACTCCCAAAATTGATTTTTTTTGTACAAAGAGTCGCCGCAATGTTTCAATTCTTCCATATAGTTGGTTCGTAAAGAAGCGGGCAACATAATTATGATTTTTTTTGTGTCCTTCATGCCCTCAGCAATTGCAATACTACTACAGGTTTTTCCCGACCCTAATCCGTGGTATAACAATATCCCACGATACGGCGTGAACAGGTTCATATAATCCCTGACAATCTTTTGATGTGTTAAAAGAGAAAATCCGCTGCCATCATCAACGTCTCTTCCAATAGTATCGCATGATATATTTTTAGTATTAGCAGTTAGTTCTTTTTTGTAGGGTTCAAAAAGAGAGTTAATAAAATTAATGAAAATTTCTCTATTATTCATGTAGTAGCTCGAAACTTTAATTACCACTGGTGGCTCTTTTTTGGCAAGACGTTCAGATAAAGATGTAGTGCCTATTTCTACGACATTTTCAGGACCCAAAACGGCAATTCCTTTTTCCACTTTTTTGGTAATGCGACCTTTAGGTTTTTGCTGCGGTTCCATTTCTGGTTCCTTTTTTTCAGTTGGCGGTGCGCCCAATTCTTCCACTTCAATTTGCAATGGTTTATCTGGATTTTCTGGATTTTCTTCGTCAGCTTCAATAATAAGCGGTTTTTTGGCTATTTTTTTTACTTTTTTAACAGGTGGTTCTGCGACTGGAGTTGGTATAGGTTCAACAGTTTGTTTCATTTCAATTGCCTCGACAATTGGTTTCATCACAACTTTTGATTTTTTACTTTCAGCCCTTCTTTTTAAAAAATCGGAGCGGTCATAATTTTTATCATTTTCATCAATGATTTCTATTCCAGGTTTTGTTTCAGGTATTTCTGCGACTTCTCCTTCTTCAAGATCTGCTTCTTTTGATGGTTTTGTTGGCTGTTCTGTTTCAACACGAATTGCAACTTTAACGGGTTGCAATTCTTGAAGTGTAGGTTTCGCCATCAGTTTTTGTTTTAATTTTTCTAAAGGATTCATTGTTTACGCTTATATAATTCAAATAGAATATTTTTATATTTATACCCGTCAATATTTAAAATGCATCTTGTTTTTCAGTCACATCAAGAGAACCATTATTTTCTTCTATAAACTGAATTGCTTCATTACATGCAATTTGTTCGGCTTTTCGTTTGATTTTGTGCTGGCCTTCCCCCATAAACAACAAAACCTTGCCATTTTCAGCAACATGATCATGAATTGTTTTGAATGTTTTAAAATAAGAAATATGTACTGCATCCGCATGAGATACATTGTGAATAGGTTGTCCAAGACATAGATACACGCCCATTTTGTATCCTAATTCCATATCATGTTCTATTTCCAAATAATGAGGAGTTACTTTGAACTCTTTTTGGATTTTTACTTGCAGAATATTTTTATAGTTGTCGTCGTTTGTAATGAGTGCAATCCAATCAATGTGTTTTTCAAAAATATTTTCTACAAATTTTTGTGCCATTTGAAACCCTGGACCCGTAACAAACATCGACTGAAACCAGCCATCTTTATCACTTACCTTGATTTTATTAAAATCCAAAAACAAGGCTCCTAAAAATGATTCAAAGAGACATCCCAGTTTTTTCAAATCGGTACGAATTTTCTTTTCTTCTGCATGTTTCGATATAATCAACCATTTGTGCAAACCCATTTCAAGCGCAATTTTACCAATTGCTTCATTTTTAACAATCGCTATTTTCTTTTCTGTCATAAATCCTTCATTTTCTTTTGGGAATCGACGGTACAAGTAATATTTTGTCACCAACTCTAGAATTCCATCGCCTAAAAACTCGAGACGTTCGTTGGATTTACTGCTGAGTGGCATACAATCCTGTGGACGTTCTACAATAGTAATATTTTGTGCAACGTTTTCAAAATTTGGACGTTTTGTGTAAGAGCGATGGACAAAGGCGCGCTCATAAAGTGCCAAGTTGTTTACAGTAGGCGGTATTCCATATTTAGAAAGAATACATTGGACTTCATCTAATGTAATCTTTGTGTTTAATGGATTAAATGGATTAAATATCAACCCTTCGTCGGTTTTGATAATGTCGTCATCGTGTGCAATTTTTGCGTCAGTCATTGTGTTGTATATAGTTGTGATTATGGCTTTAAGTTAGTTTGGGATATTGTTTGCGAGTTGGGTTTTGGAGTGTGTGCGTTTGAAAGGGCTTAAAGATAATGTATTACAATAATATAAATGGAGGCTAATGAAAAATGGGCGAATATTGAAGAATTTCAAAATTATGAAGTAAGTAATTTAGGAAGAGTTAAAAATAAAAAAACAGGAAGAATATTAAAACCTTGTAAATCTGGTGGATATGTTATTGTTGGATTATCGTCAAACTGTAAAGGTAAAACGTTTCCAGTTCATAGACTTGTAGCATTAGCATTTATATCAAATCCTGAAAATAAACCTCATGTTAATCATATTGATAAAAATCCATTGAATAACACTGTAAATAACCTTGAATGGAATACAGCATTAGAAAATAATTTACATAAATGCAAAGGATTAATTCAAACTACAAATCAGAATAAGTGTATTTATAGAATTGATAAGGATACTAATATAAAGCTTCAAAAATATGTTTCTATTGAAACCGCAGGTATATGGTTGTATGAAAATAATTTAGCAAAAAATATTCATTCTGGAACAACAAATATTAGTAATTCAATAAGAGGAATTTACAAATCATCGTTTGGATTTAGGTGGGAAATTGAAGAACAACTTTCGCGTGAAAATGAAATATGGAAAGAAATAAAAATACCTGGTTTTAAAAGTGAAAATTACTATATATCTAATTTAGGAAGATTTAAAAATAGTAAAGGAATTATTATGAAAGATTATAAACCTCATCATACAGGATATATTTATGTAAGAGTTAATATTAAAAAATTCGCTTTACATCGTTTAGTTGCTTTAATGTTTATTGATAATCCAGAAAATAAACCATTTGTTAATCATATAGATGGAAATAAAGAAAATAATAACCTTGATAATTTAGAATGGGTTACATGTGCTGAAAATAATAAACACAATTATACTAATAATATTAAGAAAAAATACACTAGACCAATTATTCAATATGATTTAGAAATGAATGAACTTAATAAATTTAATTCAATCAAAGAAGCATCAGATATTTTGAAAATTTGCACAAGTGGAATTAAAGCAGTTTTATATAATAAACAAAAAACTTCTAAAAACTTTATTTTTAAATATTTAGAAGAATAAAATTAAAATATATTTGTATTGTATATAAAAATGGTGTATATGTCAGGTAGCCGCTCCGCCCGTAATCAGGCGTCAATTGTTAACAGAACGAACACATGCGGTGGCCCAAAAAAGGCCGGTATTGCCCCTCGCATAGGTTTTTTCATGCAAAATAATCCTTCTTTAAGAGGTGCTCCACAATCTCTTCCATTAATTTGTGTTCCAAACTACACTGTCCAAACACAAAAGTATGGTTACAAGGCTACTATTGGTGGAAACATGGGTTAATCTTATGTTTTATCAGTATTGGTCTCTTGTTTTTGTGTTTTGTGTTTTTTTTACAAAATACTATTTAGCTTTAAAATAATTTAATAACAACTTAATAAATTATTTTATTACCAATAAAACATGAACTTGTTTATTAAAATTGATTCACGCGAAAAGGATTTACAAAACAAAATAGCCTTTTATATTTCATCTATTCCTAATTTCAAAAATATTAAAGTGATTGTTGAAAGTTTACCTATTGGTGATGTAATCATTAGCCATAACAATGAAGATATATTGATTATGGAGAGAAAGTCGATCAATGACTTATTATCAAGTATCAAAGATGGCAGATATGAAGAACAGTCGTTTCGTCTCAACGGATTACCTCTTCATAATCACAACGTCATGTACCTAGTAGAAGGCGATTTTAATAAAATGAATATGTTTCGTGAAACAAAATTCGAAAAACTCACGTTGTTTTCAGCAGTCTTTTCTCTGAACTACTACAAAGGCTTTTCGGTAATCAGAACATTTAACATAGATGAAACAGCCTTGTTTATTTGTAATTGTACATCAAAATTAGTGAAAGGAGAGAGCACAAATAGAAAAGCGTTTTATGCGAACCAGAATGCGAAAAAAAATGCAAACCAAAATAGTGTTGCTGTTGCTAATATTGCTAATATCACAAAACCCATCTCGGAAAAGCCTGAAAGTGAGACAGAAACAGAAACAGAAACTGATCCTGAAAATAAAGTGGAAACTATATTAGAAACAAATTCTGGTGGTGATACTGAAGAAAACTCTGACCCCGAACACTCGAAAAACGGTGATAAAGACTATATAAGTTTAGTAAAAAAGGTGAAAAAAGAAAATATCACACTGGAAAATATAGATGAAATCATGTTATGTCAAATTCCCGGTGTTAGTACAGCAACTGCTGTGTCTATCATAAAAAAATTTAACAGCATAGCAAAGTTAATAAAATGCTTAGAAGAAAACGAAAAATGTTTAGCTGATGTCACAAACACCAATGGCAAAGGTCAATCAAGAAAAATCACAAAAACGTCTATAGCAAATATTATCAAGTTTCTGTTGAAGAAATAAAGAAAAATGTTTATTTTAATTATTTGTATATATATAGTATACAGTATACAAATAATAATGGCAGCATATATATCAGAAAATGAATTTAGAAATTGTGGGTTGAATTTTTTAAGTACACCGTCTCCATTTGTTTTTAATGGTTCAACCGTAACACTTAACCCAAATTATAATATAGATTCATCAATATTAAAAATATTAGCAATTGATGATACTTTTCATGATTTAACTCAAGATAGAGATGGATACAATAACGAAGTATTTAACAAAGAGGGACCTTTAAATTATTTATTAACCGGAGAATTTGAAGAAGGTGATTTTTTAGAGATATATAAATCAGAATTAAATTATCCAGAATTTAGTAGGTCTGACCCAGGAAAAAGATTTGAAAGTAAGGTTACGAAATCAATTGAAATAAATAAAGGACTACAATCTGCTGATACAATAATAACTTATGACAGAATTATAAGTGGATTTAATTTTGATATTAACACAAATAGTATAACTATTAGTGAAGAATTAAGACAAGCGGTTTTAGGTTCAAATGGTTCTTTAAAATTAATCATAAATACCGAAAATCCAAATATTAAAGAAATGGAGAAAAAAAAAATGAGTTTTTCAAAGTATATAGTTGCTATAGCAAACGGTGACGAAAAACTAATTGAAAATTGGTGTTATAAAATCGGGCATTTTATAAGATGGTTTTTACATTCACCTAATTTAGATAATGACATGCCAAATGAATCAATGAAAATTTTATCAGATGCGGGAATAGGATTTCTTGGTGATATTTTTAGTGTTCTAAATTCAAAAGTAACTCCTTTTATTGCAATTCCTTGTTTTTTAGATTCAGCAAGTACATCTACTGAACCTCTAGACCAAAATATTCCCATAGTTTTTGAAGAAGTTATTCAAGGTGGTATTGTTCCAATTGTTTCCAATTATTTTTCATGTAATGAATATTTTATATGTTATTTACCAAATGATAATTCTACTTTCGATATAAATGATTTGTATAGTTTTTCTTTGGCTATTTTTAATATACCGCAAGTAAAGGAAGTACAAAACGTGCCCGGGTTTGAACGAATAACAGATGCAATTAACTATGTTACAGGAAGTGATACCATGGACACTAATTATTATGCAGCATGCGCACTAATTAAAAATTACATTGATAGTTTCCCACAACTAGTAGCAAGATATTATTTTGGAGAAGTTAAAAAAGAACAAATACCTAACGCATCTGATACAAATGATATTCTAACATGTGGTACTTGTGGTGCAGGTGTACCATACATAGGTAAAGTAATAAATTTATTAATGGATTTAATCAGAGAAAATAAAACAAATATTAGTGGTGCATGGTTGTCACCAAAAATAACTGCGTTCAAAAATTTTTTCAATACTTTAAAAACATCCGGACCATTAAATAGTCGCATACCCATATCTGATTCAAGAATACTAAAATTATTTTGCTATTTAAACAATAATAATGGAAGTACTTTTATGAATATGACTGATGAAAATTTAAAATCATTATTTAAACTTTTAGCAGACTACAAGAGAACAGGAGACTATCAGCAATCATATACAGTTTTAAAACAAATTCTAAAAGAAGGAAACAATGTAAACTGTTATACATTTTGCAGTGGAGATGAATTATCTACGTTAGTTGGAAGACTTTTGGGAGTGCCATCTATTTATCAAATAGGCGCAACTGCTACATGTTCACTTTTCAGGTGTAGTTTATTAAATGCTAGTCCTGTAGATAGATTAAAGTTAAAAATAAGAAATGATGCTACTATATTTAACAAATATACACAACAAATTACTTACAAATTTAAAATATCGTTAGATTTTGTAAATTCATATTATGTTAACATATGCAACTTGATAAAAAATATACACGATATACTTGAAATGACAGTTGGAAAATTACAAAGTAACGGAATAGAACTTTTTTTAACTATACGTCTCTGGAATGCTTATTATATATTAAATAATATATTAAAAAATTGTAATAGTTTACAATTAACTGACCAATCAGAGTTTCAAAAGTTTTTTGCGGATTTAAACACAATTTCTCAATCAAGTAATATAATAAATAGTAATATAGCAAGTCTCGATCAACTTAATGA